ATGAACGTTGACATGGACACCGATGATTGGCTCGGCTGCCCCACTCCGCTGGAGATGTACCAGCACCAATGCTCAATCCTCGTAGATGAGCTGGCGGAGACCGAGCGCATGCTGCGTCGAGCGCGGGCGAATATCGCCGGCCTGGTGCAGATGAATGACCTGCTGACCACCGCGAAAGCCAAAGCCGAGACGGAGCTAAAATTGGCTCTGGCAGATCTGAGCCGCGCTCACATTGATGGCTCGGAAATGAGCAAGGAGATCATGAGCCTGAAGATGATCTCCAGCCAGAACGAGCACCTGCGCATTGAAAATCAACGCCTTCTGCTCGAACTCACCTCACTCCGGGTGCCACAGCCCTGACGTACGCCTGGCACGCACGCAACGCGATTATGGCGTTATCTCCGTCGTCGGTGATGCGGACAATTCGTTGCGCATGCGCTGGGTCAAGTTGGGCTCGACGGGCTGCATGAACCACGCCGACGGCGCCGGGGGCGGTACGCACGTTGCGGCTACTGGCTGGATCCTCGGCAAGGAGGACTGACAGCCGGACATCAGCAGTAGCAAGCTGGTCACGCAGGCGAGCCTGGTTGCGTTGGGCATCGGATAATTCCTTGGAGTGTTGTTGGTCCTGGCCGGCGAGCTGCTGCTCCAGGGCCAGGCGCTTGCTCTGCTCTGCCCTGGCCTGGGCGGAGGCAGCATTACTGAACGCAGCAAGGTCATCCTTGTGCAGGCCGTCCTGCTCGGCGAGCTTCTTGCCCATGCGCCAGTCTTGGACCTGCCAGGTGGCGCCGGCGGCACCGGCCATCAGTAGCAGGATCAGCACCGCCAGGCCGGCCAGCTTCTGTACCGGCGTCATGCCAGCGCCCGCCGCACGCCTTCTGCCAACACCGCATCAGGGTAGGCATATCCTGCATTCTCGTGATGGATGATTGCCTTGATGAAGCCAGCCATTACCGCAGGACGGGTTAGATCGACCTCGGCGCCAGGCCGGGTGCCGGTGTTCGCTTCGACCGCGCGCACGTACGCGGCGGTGTCGTTCTCTACCGACGGCGCCCAGCGGCTGATGATCGCCTTCACAGTCTTTAGGCCGTGCTTGCGCTGATAGGTCAGCAGCAACTTGCCCAGGGCACGGATACCATTCTCCGGCGTGTCGAACCTGGCGAAGCATTTCTCAATTGCCGGGTCTGACTTGAGCTGGCCCTGCCACTGGTTGGCAGGGTTGTAATCGATGTTTCCGGGGTTGTTGTTGCGTACCCCGCGGGTTTCGATAGTCGGCATGCTTTTCTCCAGGCGAAAAAAAACCGCACAAGGCGGCATCAGTAATCAGCAGTGATTAGACTTCGGCGATGAAGCTCTCTGGCGCTGTCACCGCTTCCGGCGGCATCTCCATTTCCGGCGCGTCCGGCACCAGGATGTGCAGTGTGATCATGTGTTTCAGGTCGTATGGCTTTTCGTCTTTCGTCACCACTACAGTGAGCAGGCCATCGCCGAACTGGATATCCACATCTGCCCGGGCATCCATCTGATTGACTGCGTAGCCCCAGCCGTCGTCAACCGGAGGAAATGGAACCATGCCCAGACACCCTTTGACCTCGTACACGCCCACGGATTTTCGCGAGGACTCAATCAGGCCAGCACCCGCGGTGACCAAGTTATAGGTCGCACCAGTAGCGCCCAGTATGTTGATTGCTGCTCTTGCCATGATCAGATCGCCTTCAATGTGCCGTCAGCAGCACGGGTAGTGTTGCCAGTGTGATAAATCTGAACTGCAGGTGTATCTCCAATCAAAGCCCCCGACGCGTCATGCTTGATACTTCGATACCAAAGCCTGTTCTCAGACACCTTCATAAAAAGCTGGGCTTTCCAGCCAGGATCGCCAGGCCACGGTAAGTTCAAAACAACGTCAGCACCACCAGGCGTCGCTGAGCCCCCTCCCAAAATGCAGCTTTGGTAGTTCCCGCCGAGATTGCCAAGGTAAGCGCCAACACCAAGCCACCCGCCAGCCCCTACAGGCATTACATTCCCTTGGGCGCTGCCGACGTTCGCGTTAGCTGCCGAACCAAGTTGATCAGTTCGAGAGTAAAGTTCCTGTGTCATCGCATTAATCTTTACCGCGCCACTGCGATTGGTGTCGCCGCCAGCACCTGTTGGCGCGGTGCCAATATTGATTTCCTGTCTTGCCATTTATCTAAACTCCAAAATTTCAAGCAGAGAGTTTTCCAAACACTGCCGGAAGCAGGAAGTAAAACGGATTAGTTACACCTGTAACACTGAACCTTAAAACCGACGCCGCGAAGTCAAATCGTAGCCCAGTTGTCCGACTTTCATTATTACCTCCCATCATTGGCATTCTTGCATTATTTATCATCAGGTAATCGCCTAGTTCATAGCTCAGCGGCACCGAATACCAATTCGTCCCGATACCTTGACCGCTGGTAGTCGAGTGGGTATATGTCCAGTTCTGCACAACTCTGGTAAAAACTGCCGCCTGAGTACCAGAATCGAATATTTGCTTGCCATCAGCTGTCCACAGTCTCAACCCATAAGATGCGGTTGGCTTCGATGAAAACGCCGCAACAAAAATAGCGCCTGAGTGAGCCTGCCCCGATGTGATACTACACCCTGTCCATGCGCCGGGTGATCCAGCCAGCAGAACCCCTAGCTGAATGAACGACCCGTTACTTTGAGGCCGAATAAAAATAAGAGGAGGCTCCGGCGTGTCAATAGCTGAAGCAAACACAATGGAAGCGCCCGCTGTATACGTGCCTTTGTGAAAAACACACAGCCTCGCATATTCGGAATCAAGAGAGACGGATCCAGCGTCATTAACCACCTCTAGACCATAACTCATCAAGCCCACCTCATAACTATTAAACGCATCGTCGACAGGGAAATAGAATCATTCGGCCTCTGACCTAGAAAGTTTCTTACCGAAACTACTCCATTCCCCATCTCACACTCCAACTGCCTATTAGTTGATAGGCTATCGTCATTATTATTGTTGATTGGCAGCATGAAACATACTGAATTGCTAGGGCTGCATCCAGGCACCGAAAACGTTTTTGTGGATCTACCCTCGCCCGCATATGAAACAAGTACGGACAGAACAACCCTATAAGTTGAAGTACCCGTATCGAATTCCAGCACACCAGATGAAGACCATATCCTCAGACCGAAACTCATTCGCTCAAGTCTCCGATTTGGACGCGTTTGATATTCCCGTTGTCCCAAAATCGCAACGAGCGATTAGTCATCGTTGCTCTGCCCTGCCCAGGAACAACGCCGTTCATTTCAAACGTCCCGTCGAAGAATAACTTCCAACCCGTCTTGCCTGGGTCATAGTTGTTCGACTGGATGTAGTTGCCGATCTTGGCGTTTGTGATTGTGCCGTCCTGGATGAACGCGGCCTTGATAAAGGTCTGCCCACCCTGGACGGCGAACGGCACTGAACCTGCCTGGCCGATGGCGAACCTGTCAGCGTCGATGATGAACTGCGACTGCAAGCCGCCAGGCCCATTCTCCAGGCCAAGACCGATACCGGCGTACTTGTAGAGCCCGGTGGCGGTCTCGTACTGCATCCGCACCGACCAGTTCGCCGTTACCTTTCCATCGACCGTTTGAATGGCCGTGGTGTTGGTCTGGATCGCCAAGGTGTTGCCGTTAACCGAGTTCTTGACGGTTTCAATGCTGGACGACAGAGCGCCAACGGCATTGATTCGGGCGGTTTGCTCAGCAGCGACCGCGGCGGCGTTGTTGGCCACCTTCACTTCAACCGTGTCGGTTCGCTGCCCCTGCACCAGGTCGCCCTCGATGAGAGCGGACTGAACGGACCAGACACCAACGTAGCTCTCGTCCGAACCGATAAGCGCAGTGTCATCACCTTGAAGCGGTGGGTTGACCTGCAAGTAGATGCCGTCAACCCGCTGCGCCGTGGTGCTGACCTTGCCGTCGAGCGTGGTAACCGTGGCTTTGAGGGTACTTAACCCGCTGGCCGTGGCGTTCACGCCGGTGACTGGGTCGTTGACCGTGACCTTCACCGCATTGAGCTGTTGCGCCTGGGCGGTGATGTCCTGGCCATGCTGCGTAATTGTCGCGCTGTTTTGCTGTACCTGGGTGGCCAACGCATCAACCGTCTGGGCTACAGTGCCGATATCGGTCCAGTAGGTAGCGTTCGGTGGAGGATTATTCGCCGGTACCGGGCCTTTCGCCTGATACAGGTGCTGCCCCATGCGCACGATATCGTTAAGCGCGTACGCCTTCGCAGGATCGTACTCCAGCGCGTCAACGATCTGATCAATCAGCCCTTCCAGCTCGTCCTTGGCTGCTTCGATGCGACCATTGACCGAGCCTGGGCCATTGCCGTCGATAAGGTTAATGCGCTCGTTGAGCAGTTGCCCCAGGGATGTCTCGTCGATCTGCCCCTTGATCTGCTCAAGGATTGGCCCAGCGTCCGAACTGGCCTGGCCCATCACCCCATTCACCACCGGATAGAACGGACCGATGTTGCCGGTACGGTCTACCAGGCGCGCCCAGAAGAACAGCGTTGCGCCCGCCAGCAAGGACTGCATACGGTAATCGGCCTGCGGATATGCCAGGTCGGCCAGCTTCGTCGTGGCCTGCAAGTCATTCGCCGGGCCATACCAAAGCTCGGTCCGTTGGGTATCCTCGGCGCCAGCGGGGAAGCCCCACTTGATGCTGATCCCGAACAGCTCGCTGGTGGTGGTCAGGAACGACACCGCAGGCGGCAGGCCGGTCTTGCCTTCCAGGTTGGTCAGCGCAGAGGTTACCGGGATCGACGAAACGTTGAGCGCACTCACAGCCCGCACCCTGGCCATGTACTGGCCCGAGTAAATGCCGCGTACGTCGACCATCTGCTCGGCGGTGCGCGGAACCCTGATCCACTCCCGGGCGCCCCACTTCCATTCCACGTCATAAGCGACAGCGTTTGGTGCTGCGTCCCAGGCAATGGACATCACCGTGACCGCTATGCCCTGCTCAATCACGACGTGCTGACTGAGCATGACGCGGGCCGGCGCGTCCTGGCTCCCGATGGGTATACCGGTGATCGGGCGAGGATCCACTACGGCGCCGTTGTCGATAGCGTCAAACTTGCTCGGGTCGTGCTGGATCACCTCAAGCTGGAACTGGTGCCACTCCGGGCGCGTGACGTTGCGGACGTAAAACTGCATCAGTTTCAGGTCTTCGTAGTCGAGAATCCACCCGCACTCCGCCTGCGGCTGCTCGCTGAAGTCGGCCATGACGGTCACGTCTCGCCCTGCCACAGATTTGACCACGCGCCCTTCCGACTTGCCGCTGGGAAGGTTGACCATCAGGCGGGCACCGACCGGCACCACAGTGTCGCGATCCAGCGTTACCACCCTGCCCGCCGCCGCGGCAATACGCCCGCCGTTTTTGCGGCCCACCAACATTGGATCGGCCACCGCGATGACCTGCCCAGGCTTAGGAATGTCGCCGTCAAGGCCGACACGAAACACTCCGCCCTGGGTTTGTAGCTTCTCGGTCAGCGCTGCCCACTGCCCTGCGCGCTGCGCCTGGCCAAGGGACGTGCAGCCAATAGCGCCGACCGAGGTTTCCCGAACGATACCGCCCAGCTCGATCATGGCCTCATCGTCGAACACAGGCTCTTTGTCAGTTTCAAAGCCCTGGCCTGGGTTGTCCCAGCCGACCATGTACAAGGTGTGCCGATCACGCGCTCGGGTGCCTTCGTACTTGATGGCGCCGTTGTTCAGGATCTGCGTCTGGTTGTAGGTGTACACCGGGTCGCCCGGCATATCGGCGTTGACCACGATCTGGCTGCCGTCCCAGTAGGCCAGCCCATGGAAGATAGAGGCCAGGTCCTGGAGCACTGCATAAGCTTCGGCTTGCTTCTGGAAGTACAGATTGCAGGTGAAGCGGGGCTCCATGCCGCCCTTCCCGTCCGGCACCATCTGGTCGCAATACTTCGCAATCCGATAGAGAGACCAGCGATCAACCATTGTTGCGTCGATGCGGTCGCCGAGGCCGTAGTACGGGTGCAGCACCAGGTCGTAGAAGATCCAGGCCGGGTTGTTGGTATAGGCCTCTTTGAACGTGCCATCCCAAATGCCGTTGCTCGTACCCGTGCCAGATGTTGAGTACGTGCGTGTCTCCGGGTTGTAGTTGGTGGGAACCCGAATGATGCGACCGCGCATCAGCACGGCAATCTTAGCGATGTCGCCGCCGAAGGTCTGGGCGTCGTACTCGATGCTGCTTACAGCGGTGAGCGGATATTCCTGATCGCTATCGACCACCTCCGCGATGGCCTTGACCACCATCTGATCGGACACCAGGTCGGAGTTGGCATTCGGGGTCAGGCGCCGCACCCGAACTGTCCAGCGGTTTCCGGCGGGCAGCTCAAGTCGATGAGCTCGCTCGTACTCGGTGACGTTCTTCCGGTCGACAAACGAAACCAGCGCTTCCAGGTAGGGGCCATTGTCAGTGGAAATATCCACCGCATAATCAATGCGCACGCCGTTGATGTTGCCGGCTGCATCCTGGCTGCGAAGCACTGGCCAACTCAGGCGCAGGCGCACCGCGTCGAGAACCGGGTTGGTGATGCTGTGCAGCCAGGGAGTGCCAAAGATCAGCTCTTGCTTGACGTCGATCTCGTTGCTGGACTCGGTATTGCCTTCCAGACGAGCCTGATTCAGCTCACCGTTACGGAACTGCCATTTGACGCCAGGGTAGTTCAGCGTGCCGTCCGGGCCCTGAATAGGCGTGCCGTCCAGCTTGATCGAGCGCAGGCCATCAACCGGGCCAACAATTGGTCCCCAGCTCCACATGTAGAGGATGCGCGCGGTAGAAATCGAAGGAACGCTATTCTGCGCAATGCTTGGCTTTTTCTCTTTGGCCTGGCCGCCTTTGCTGCCGATCACGGCGTGCCGGGTGCGGGCTGCGGCGCGGGACGTCTTCTTTGCTACTGCGCTCATGCGCCCTCCAGAATGCAAAAACCCGCCGTAGCGGGTTCATTGTTTAAGCTGAATCAGATGTTGTCCTGCGTGTACACCCCGCCAGATTCGACGGCGCCGCCCACCTCGCGCTCACCGTAAAGCAGCGGATAAGGGTTGCCCTGGGCAATGGTGGTCACCGCGCCACCGAAGCCGTAGCTCGGGTTGTTGCCGTCGTCGTTCTTGCCTTCGGCGGTTGCATTGGTGGTCGGCGAAAGCATCTGCACAACACCACCCAACCCCACGGCGGCGCCGGCGGCCAGAAGCCCCATACCGAGCGCAGAGGACGTACCACCTGTGAACAGGCCAGCCACGATCAGCACCACGCCGAGCAGTGTCTGAAACATGCCCGCCTGCTTGCTGCCCTGGATAATCGGCTGTATGCGAATGTCACCTTCAGCACGGCCGACAAGCTCAAGCTCCTGCGCGCTGATATTCCGCTCATCAACAAACACAGCGAATACCAGGCCCCGCTCGTGTGCGGTTCGCATGAACTTCTCGAAGCCGGGCTTCATCGCGCATAGCGCCGCAGTGGCGTCATGAATACCGTTCAGGTCGAGTCGGTACTCTTTGCCGAACTTTTTGCCCAGCACCCCGCCGAGCTTGATGGTGCGCATGGTCATGGGCGGTAGTCCCTGTGCCGGAGGATCAGTTTCACCCTGTTCGCCATCGACCAGCCGTAGACTTCACGGGCAGCCAGGCGGCCGGGCATGTGGTGGTAAATGAACGGGCCTGACCCGCCGAGCTTGGGCGCCGGCTCGCTGATCAGCGCAGGCTCATCGCCCAGATAAATCACGGCATGGTTCGGGAAATAGCACTCCCGCCCTGGCGTAGGGATCTGCAACACCAGCATGTCGCCGCGCTTTGCCTCGTTGACCTGGTAAAAGCCGGTGGCTGCGAAGTTGTCCTCGTAGAGGCTTGGGCCGTCCTTGCATTCCCACCACAGGTCGGCCCGCTCAAAGTTCGGCAACTGCAGGCCCGCCTCCCTGGCGTACCAGTCCCGGCAAGCTGCCCAGCAATCAAGCAACCCGTGGGAAAAGTCCCGTCCCAGCAGCGGTGCCTGGAAGCCGGACGGCTTAAACCACTCAATGTCACCGCCAGGCCACCCGACGATGCCCCAGGGCAGCTCGTGCAACTCGCAGCTGACCCGGTCGGCCATGCTGGGCGTCGGCGCTTTATCCGGGTGGCTGTGGATGATCGCCAGCACTTCCCCGCGATCTTCGGCGCGGGCCATGTCCCTGTGATCGATCTGGAAGTGTTCTCGCGGCGTGGCGGCCAAGTTCGTGCACGGCACATACTCGCGGCCCTCGGCAGACTTCACCAGCACCCCGCAAGCCTCGGACGGGTAAGCCCGCTCGGCGTGCGCACGAATCTCGTCCTGCAATTTCTGGTTGATGCGCATGACTACCTCGAGCTTGCGATGAGGCTTGCGCCCATGGATCCACCGAACCGGCGGGTGTTGCCCCTGATCTTGCAGCTGCTCCACCACCCCCCGCAGCGGTCGAGCGCGGGGTTGTCGGTGGGTTGGTTCTTCTTATCGAACATCGCAGCTCCTGTGTAGGCGCAAGCCTCCTGCCGGTACCCGCCACGGCATGCCCACCGGCAGAGCTTGGTGATCTGCTGGCCAGGTAGCATTTGCCCTTCCATATCGGTAGGGCTCGACAGCGAGAACGTGACCGAGATGCTCGGCAACGCCTCGGTCTTCTGCTCGATAAACCAGAGGTTCGTTTTCGATTGGTCGCTGGCTTCCGGGTTGCCGTCGGGAAAGTTGGCGGCATCCAGGAAGTGGCGAAACGTCTCGATTACTTTGACCCGGGCACCGGCCAGGTCGCGGAACTGGAAGCACAGAGCGGTTATCGCACCGCGCACCCCGCCGAGCTCGTCATCCACCTGCAGCGTGGGCGTGGCCGGGCGTCCGTCGCCACGGATGTCAAAGCCCTTGGCCTCGATCTGGAGCGGCGAATACAGCTGCCCCTGCCAGATGATGTCGCCCTCATGGGCGTGGCCGTGGAAGCGCCAAATCGTTGCACCCAGGCGCGTAGCGTCCAGCTCGTACAGCCGGATCTGGTTACCCGGCTCCAGCTTTTGAATATCGGTGTTGTAATTCATAGGGCCCCAGAAACAAGAAACCCCGCACTTGGCGGGGTTCCGGTAGGTTGATGGTCAGGGGGTGTAGACCTGCTTAAAGGTGAAAGTCAGGGTGAACAGGTTCGCCCCAAGAGGTCTGGGCTTGTACCCATTGCACCGGTACCGTCCTTGTACGCCACCTGGCGGCGTCCAAAGGAACGACTTGTACCCCTCGTGGCGGTCGAGGAATGCCCACACAAGTGGGAGCTCCTGACCATCGGCCAGGGCGCCGGTGTGTGACAGGTTCCAGGTCTGGCTCTTGGTGTTGATGCCAATACCGCCAGCCTGGGTGTACCCATCACCGAAGTCGTTCTCCCAAGTTCGCTGGCTGATCTCGCCATCTCCGCCGAGCTGAACGCAGTAGCTGAATGTTTCAACCATCAGGTTCGCCTCCAGAGCAGACCGTTTTGTCCCATTTCACGCTGAAGGAATCTCCGGAACTGAGCCTCCTGACCCGCCTGTATCAACTCACCCTGGCGGCGCGCATCCTGATCGCTCACGCCTTGCTGCGCCTGAACTGTTATCTGGGGGCTATAGGTTATTCCACCACCACCGCCACCACCTGAGTTGGCTCGCAACTGATCGAGCGTCCTGTCCAACTTGGCGCTGGTCTCGGCCGTGGTGACTCGCTCACCCTTTTGGAGCAGCCAGGTTCCCGTCTCCGGCACTGCGTCGATACCGTCGTGCGCCATACCGGCGAGCGCAGCACTGGCAACGCCAGCCACCATCGGGGCAGTTGCAGCAGCAGCGGCGGCCGCAGCGGCCGGGGCAGCGGCAGGACCGACGATAGGGATAGCCGCAGTAGAAGCGAACGCGGCCAGGCTGGCCTGGAATGCAGTTGCCTGGGCATTGGCCACCAGGGTTGGGACCGCACTTGCCTGCGTGGTCTTGCCCACCAGCAGTTGCACAGCCTGATACACAAGCCATTGAGCCGCCATATCGGACAGAGCCTGAAGAGTTGATTTGGCGAAGTTCGAAACCAAGTCCCCTAGCGCGTCGTCTGCCGACTCTGCTCCACTCACCACATCAGACAGGAAAGTACTCAGCCCACCCTTTGCGCCGTCCAGTATTGAGGTCGTGGCGTCAGCAGCCATCGCCGAGTAATCGGTCGCAGCGTCTACGTAGTTCTGCCAGGCATCGCTGACCCCATCCATCCAATTGCTTTGGGCATCATCGAGCTGATTGTAGTGGTCCTGCTGGATGACCATGCGCTCGGCAAGGGCCTCCTCAAGTAGGGCGGTTTCCTTGTCGTAGGTGTCTTTGGCGTCAGGATCGCCCAGCAGCTCGGCTTCCTTGTACTGCTTGTACATTTCGGCGCGCTGTTTGGCGTAGTCCTGCTGGATCGCCAGATCTTCTTTGAGGCGACCTCGTAGCTTTTCTCCAGAGCCGGCACCCGCCAGCTCCATCTCAAACCCCTGGCGAACAATGGTGTTGCTGTCTTTGAGGTTGGCCTGCAGCGTGGCCAGCTTCAGGTCCTGCTCGTTCTGCTTCTTGAGCTTGATCTTTGAGTCGAGCTCAGCGGCCAATCCCTGCAGCACCTTTTGACGCTCGGCACTGACCCCCTTCAGCTTTCCGGTCTCAATCTCGAAGGCCAGCTTTGCGACTTCAGTGGCCTTGCCTTGCTTGCCTGTTGTCTCATCTATGAGTGTGATCTGGCGGCGATAGTTTTCCTCAGCATCAATGCCACGCTTCGACAGCGCCTCCGCAGCGGACTTGGCTGACGCCTTGGCCGACTCATCCGCCTTTTTGGTAGCGTCGGCAGCTTTGATAGCAGCATCCGCTCTCCTTTGAGCTGCGACGAGTAGATCCCCCTCGCCGGCCTTTAGCCCTTCGACGAGACCCGCCTTCACGCGGGCCGCAAGCTTGTCAGCCTCAGCGCTCTTGCCGGCGAGCAGAATCTGCTCGTCGATCTTTTTGGCCATCTCCGTGTAGACCTTGGAGGCTGGAACATCAACCTGATTGGAGAGTATTCCATTCAGTTGCTCGATCTGGTCGCCAAGCCCGGCAACCTTTTGACGAGCTGTATCAAGCTCTCCCTGAGCCGTAACCAAAGAGGCGTTCCACTCTCGCTGGCGCGAATCATTGGGGTGCTCTCTTAGAAGGCGCTGATACATACTGACAGCAGTTTCAGCGTCAATCGCTGCAAGCTGTGAATCTATAAGATCTGCATTAATGTCCTGTAGCGCTGAACGCGCCTGATTTTTCGTCAACCCGTCGAAAGACTTTGTCAGCCAATCAACTTTTTCAGCCAGCGCGACGGCGCTATCTTTCGCGTCATCACTCTTGGTCATGAAATAAGCAAGTGCTGCGCCTGCCGTAATGGCAATTCCTACAGGACCGCCAAGCAAGGACATGGCAGCAGACGTCGCCCTTGCGGCAACGCCCATAGCGGTAATGCCAGTCGACGCAGTAACGGAAGCCCCAGAGAGCCTGGCTGCAGCCAGTGAAGCCCCGGCTGCTTGAGCTTGAAGCAAAACAAAACTAGCAGAGGTTGCTACAGCTGAAGAAACAAGCCTTGCAGTCATCACCGTGGCAAGCACGGTTACAGCAATCCCGAGGCTTTCAACTGCAGTCTTGGTAGTGGGCGAGCTCAGGGTTTTGTTTAGCGCCTCAATTGCTGTTTTCGCAGAGTCGAGACTTCCCTCTCCAGTAAGCAACCCAGAGATAGTGTTTTGCAATGCGTCGAGAGAGCCACCAAAAGTATCTCGAGCAGCTGCCGCGGCGCCTTTATACGACTCTTCGAGCGAGTTAAGAATTATCCCCTGGGCGCCGGCAATATCGCCTGTTGACTCCATTGCCAGAGCCATCTTTTTCTGTTCGTCGGTAAATCTGAAACCTTGCTTGGAAAGGGAGGATAGCCCCTCGGAAGGAACATCAAGCGCTCTACCAATCAGCTCGGCGGCGTCTTTTACAGTTTTCCCTGTTCGAGTTGCCATGTCGGCAGCTGACTGAAGGGCTCGGGTGAACTCATTACCTGCAACGCCCGCAAACGCAAGAAGCGTTGTCTGGGCCTGATTTATGTCGCCGCCGGAGAAAGTTGTAGCTTTCTCCATGGCGGAAGCCATTGAGTTCAGTTGGTCTCGAGTGAAGCCGGCAGCGCCCCCGGTTGAGCGCAACACCGCCCCGAGCTGCGCCTGCTCTTGCTCGGCGTTTCTAGTTTCAGTCACGAACCGGCCAAAGATGCTTGCGACAGAGAATGCACCAACTACTCCGGCAGCCGCGCCAGCGAGAGCACTCCAGGCCAGGGATGCTTCCTGCGCAGCGCTCGTCATCTCCTTAGATGTCTTTTTTGCAGCCCGCCCAGCCTGATCCATTGGACCAGTAAAGCCACCAATCTTGGCAATCAGGTCAAGAGTTAGAGTGCCAAGTGATCCAGCCATACTTTTCTCCAGGCGAAAAAAAGCCCGCTCAGTGCGGGCTATTTCTTTTTAATTACTTCATTTTTCTGAGCGCCAGCTGCTTCTGTAGCCCACTCACGCAGTCAGACAAATACTTATATGGGTCACCTACTGGAGTCCCTTTCGCCTTTTCGGTCAGCAGGTAAACAGCCACCTCACTTTTTGGACCAAGAGCATCAATGAATTGATCCTCCTTACCCTTTTCCACTGCGGTCTTATACATACCTACGATTGTGGATTGCTGCTTGCACCCCTCAATCTCTGCGGATGCAGTATCGAGTGCAGTATTGAATGTATCTCTGGCTAAAGCGTGTGGTACAAGCTCTTCAGAGCTTGCCGGTCCGGCAACAAGAGCTATTGAAACCAAGGCTAAGGCTGCATATCCGCGCATCTATCAATCTCCCTCGAATGATCGCGGACTTTACCACCCCCCGCTGGTCAATCCCAACTCGCCACAGCCTCTTCCAGAGACTCGAGCCGAGGGTCCATATGCGGGGCGAAGTCCTGCTGGTAAAGCCGAGGAGCATCCTTGGCGGTCTTCGAGTTGACGTAGAGAGCCTGGAACTGCGCCAGAGCCATCTCGATGCGCATGCCCTGGTGCAGCGACCCGCGCTTGGTGCGAAACTTCATCCAGACGACAAACTCGGAATAGGTCATGCGCTCCTGCGCTTCGGCAATGGTGCGGCCGCCGATTCCGTTCATGACCAGCTCGCACCACAACTCATCGGATGGGTCTAGCGCTTCTTCTTTCCCGAGTTCTGCACCTCGCCGATAGCGATCAACAGAAGGTTGGTCAAGTCAGGGTCGAGTGCGCCCTTCTCCGGATCGGCCTCGCCAGTGATGTCGGCCACGGTGAACACCGCCTTGCCCTCAGCATCACAGATGCTTGAGGCGATTCGGCAAGCCAGCGGGTCAGCGCCACGGTGGGCAGCGATATCGCCCACGGCGGTCTGGTACGAAAGTGGCCGGACGTAGCAGGTGAACTTGGCGCCCTCCCACTCGATTTCCTTGGCCACCGGCCGGGCGGTGAACGCCTTCGATTTCTTCAGGTTCGCGATGTTCAGTTCCATTATGCGGAGACCTTACGAATCCAGGCCGAGCCGCCCGATCGTTGGATCGACACTGTCGAAGCAACCACGGCGTTCTGCGCGAATGTGAATGGGAAGTCAGCCACGTAACCCTGGAAGGCGAACCAGGTACGGGTTGCTGGTAGGTCGAAGTCGTCACCGGCCACTAGGGCGACGGTGGCAGTTGCGCCGGTACCAGCGCCGCCGGTGAACGCGACGGTCGGAGCCGTGGCATAGCCGGTGCCTTTGTTGGTGATCGTAACGCCGGTGACCACACCACCAGACACGGTAGCTGTTGCTGTGGCGCCAGAGCCGCCGCCACCGGTGAAGGCCACGGTTGGCGCCGTGGTGTAACCCGTGCCGCCAGCCGTGACCGTTGCCACACCCAGACTGCCGCCGGCGGCGATGGTCGGCACGATGTCTTTGCCGTCAGACCAGCCCACCACCCACTTGATAGTGGTATCGCCGTTGGCTTCCGAAAGCTGATGCAGGCGAATGTGGCTCGCGTTGTTCGGGTCAGCGTTCAGGCCAAGCGAGGCCTGGCCAGGTGTGCGCAAGCCCTTCTTATAGCTGCGCTCATCAGCACTGAGACAGGTGTCTTCGATTTGCTCAGCAGGCGAACCGCCCGGGTCGAAGCTGGTGGCGCACTCAACTTCCATGACGGTCATAGGCCCGGTGCCGGAAACCGGCGGGACCAGTGCGTAGATCTGGGTTCCTTGGGAAAGGATCGACATGGCGTTCTCCAAATGTCGGGCATAAAAAAACCCGCACTCGGCGGGGTTGGTTTGGGTTGCAGCGTTATCGAGGAACCAGCCAGCTCACGTCGAAGCTGTACCGGTAATTCTTTGTTGCAGGGTCGCGGCTCTCACCACCCCAGCGGATGATGTAGGCCTTCAGCTCAATAGCGTCTCTTATGGCCTTGGCAACAGCCCTGGCGTCTTTGCCCGCCATGGCATACACGTCGACCTGAAGCGTGTAGCCGTCGATGTCTGGGCGCCCTGCCAGGTAGTTCTCCGGATCACCGCCGATGGTCTGCCAGACCGCATAAGGCTTTTGCCCATCCTGCGGCGCATCACCGAACGGATAGAGACGCTGAGGTGCTGATCCGAGTACTGCGATCACCCCAGCATCAAGGACGCACACGGCGTTGATTGGTGCAAACATCAGCTGCTGCTCCTTAACTTCGCTTCACGACGAATGGCCCTGTCCAACGATTTCTCGAACTGGGTAGCAAACTCATTGGTTACTTCGCCGATATGGTCTTCCAGGGCCGGGCGTGCCACCGGGTCAGCAGCGATATGCTCGGTACCAAACTCAAGCAGACGCCAATGCGGTGTCGGCGCGCTTTTCTCAGTGCTGCCATTCTTGACCAGCACCGCGCCGTGCAGCACGCCAACTCGAAAGCCCAGGTCGCCAGTGCGGCGAAACAGCCGGCCATTCCACCGCAGCACAATGTTGTCGGAAATGGATCGCCCAGTGTCCGGATCATCCCATCGCCGGGCGCCCTCTTTGAAGTTGTTGGCGACCATCTCGGCAGCGCGCCGAAGCGCGGTGCGGCCGGTCTTGCGCTTGACCTCATCGTTCACGGTGGCCAGCTTAGAAAGCAGTCCGTCGACACCGATAAGGCTGAACTGGATGTCGTCAGCCATCATTCACCCCCTCGGAATAGGGTAGCGTCAGATAGTCCAAGCCGGACTTAGGGTCAGGCAGCACACCCTGGATGTTGTAGATCTGCCCGCGATAAACCCCACGCATCTGCGCCTTGATGTCAGTACGGCGGCGAATTACGATGCGGCCCGCGACCTCAGACTGAACGGCCTGGGCAGCGATGAACTCCCGAGCGCTTAACGGCTCGATAGCGGCGTAGATCTTCGCAACGTCGATCCACTCACCCGCTGTAGGCTCCTGAGTTTCAGGGTCAACGCCAGGAACAAGTTTCTGAAACTGCATACGGTGCCGCAGGTCGCCGGCTCTCATACGTTCACCCACCGATGAGGATTCCAAAGGGCATTCGTAGCCATTGGCAATTCAGATGAGATAGTGCCGACCACAACAGACTCGCGACTGTTGTACCAGGTGCCTATCAACAACAATGCCCCTTGGCGTATGGCCTTGCTCATATACAACGCATTGCCAACCGGCTCTGGTAAAACCTCACCTTCTGCAACAAGCTTGCGATTGGTCCAGGTCTCAAACGCGCTGAGGGCTGCATCCGTGTAGCCCTGAATCAGCGCATTCTCGTCGTCATGGTCGACCCGTAAGTGAGCCTTGACGATGGGGAGATCAATCAACCTTGGGCACCAATGCTTGAAGGGCTTCTTTGTTGGCGGATTGATCGAACTCGATCCCTTTGCCGGCGAGCCAGGCCTTCAGATCGGGAACCTTCATCTTCAGCGGATCGGTTTCTTTCTGAGCCTCGATCGCAGCGTCCATTTCTTCCTGAGAGCTGCGCGATGCGTAACCCTCGGGAGGGTAATTCACTGTCAGGTAGCCCGCCTCAACAAACTCAGCAACTGTAGGGCCATCCAGTTTCAGGCCATTGGCATCCAGTTGATTGGGGTAACACGCCACGCCCAAGTGCTCGACCGCCACCAGCGCGCACCGATCCGAGACTTCCTGCTCGCCAGCAGGAACCTCAACCACATGGTTGCCGTCCGCAGAGAATGGGAACGGCTTCTTCACAAGAATAATCGGCATAAATCCTCCGGTAGGCTGGGTGCCCGTAGGCACCCGCCGATTTAGGCAGCGGCGCTCAGGGTGAGAATCTTCACGGCCTGGGAGTCAACCAGCATGCCGCCGACACGCTTGGTAGTGTAGAAACCAACGAACGGCTTGTTGGTGTAGGGGTCGCGCAGCACGCGGGTGCCGATGCGGTCGACAATGGTGTAAGCGCGCTTGAAGTCACCGAATGCAATGGCATTGGCGTCAGCCGCAACATCTGGCATGTCTTCGTTTTCGGTGATTCCGTAGCCCAGAAGGACCGACGGCGCACCCGCTTCCAGGCCTGGGCGCCACAGGTAGTTGCCCTCGCTGTCCTTCAGCTTGCGGACATAAGCAACGGTCAGGTTGCCCATCATCCAGGTGCCGTTAGCGCGGTAGCCTGCCTTGAGGGCGTGAATCAGGTTGATCAGGCTGTCGCCAGTGATCGCGCCAGCAGTGCCAGAGACGAGCTTTTGCAGAACACCGAACGCACGTTCGTCGTCGGCCTTCAAGTCGAGGCCGTAAGCCAGCATACCTTTTGGCTTGTTGATGCCATCACCTTTCGTAAAAGCACTACCTTCCTTCTCGGCGAAGTCGCGAGCAACCTCGCCATTCAGCCAGCCCTCGGCATCGAAGAAGATGTCGTCAAGACTGGTCTGGGTGGCTTGTGGGTTGGCATACAGCTCGCCCATAAAGGCAGAGATGTTACCCAGCTTCGGAGTATTGGTAGCTGGGCGCGGATCGGTTTCGCCAACCCAACCAGCACCGTTACCGCCAAGGTTCACCAGCCGCTTGTAGTCCGGGCTGCCAACGGTGATTTGATTGCACACCTGGCGCATCGGCGAGGTATCGCGCAGCAGCTCGATGATGCTGCGGTCCAGTTCTTCGGGAACCGCAAAACCGCCATCGGCATCAACGCCGACCTGCAATGCCTTGGCCTGCAGTTCGCCCAGGCCAGTCTCGGTACCCTTGCGCACGAACTGCATGAATGCGGCCTTGTGCTCACTGGCGGCCTTGGTGCCGGTACCGTCTGGGCGCTTGAGAGACAACAGCTCTTTTTCCAGATTGCTTTTCAGCTCATCCAACTCGCTCAACTTCTCGTTGAGGGTATCGACCTGGCCGGACAGCTTGCCCTTTTCTTCTTCCAGGCCATCAATGCGCTTGTCATTGGTCTTTTTGAATTCGTCGAACTTCTTGCCCAGGGCTTCGGCGACGTCATCGATATCTTTCTTTTCAACAGCCATGAGAGGCTCCTTAAATGCGGGTCAGTAAAGATTTGAGGGATTGCATTGCATCGTCGGCATCCGCCTCTCGCGGTGAAACTGCGCCGTAGCCCTTGGCCATAAAGGCCTTGGCCTGTGAGCCAGAAAACCCAACCTCTCGAAGGGCTCGCTCCACTTTGCTGGGCGGCGGTGTTTCGCCGCGAGCCAGCAGAGATTTCACATCAGTGATCCGGGCCTCGTCGTTGGCCGGGAAGGTGACCGGGGATACTTCCCACAGGTCGATTGCCTTCAGTACCCAGACGCCCTTTTCCTTGTCGTATTCGTAATCGTCGAGCATGTAGCCGATGGACAAGCCGGTCAGGCTTCCAGCCTTCATGTGCCCGTGGGCACGCTTGGCCAGCGGATCGTCATCAATCAGCAGGCGCCCTTTTACAAGCAGTCCTGTGTCGTCTTCGCGCATCTCGGTGTAGATACCGATCGGCTCGCTCATCTGGTGCTGCCAGAGCATGGCCGGCAGGCGGCCCTTCTCTTTCCACTTGGACAGGCTCGCAGCGAATGCCCCTCGAATTACCACGTCGCCGTAGCTGTCCTCGACGCCAAACACGGAGCCATAGCCTTCGAACTCGCCGTTGTCACTGACCGACTTAAGGGTCAGCGGCACGTCAAGACGCTGTTTTGTCTGCATCGTCGGCAGCCTCTGGTTTGGTAGTCATGTTCATTGGGGTGAGGTAAATGTCACCACCCTCGCGGGGGTTTTCGTCTTCAAGTTCGCGGCAGTCGTTGGGGCTCAAAATCCCCCACTGGATACCCTTGCCGTAGGATTCGTACCGGCCTTTAAGGTCACCGCGCATCAGGGCGCCGGCGTTGAATTTGGCGTAGTGAGTCAGACGATCTTTCTCGTTTAGCAGGCCGACCTGAATGCGGTGCTCGATGCGGGTCATGATCGGGACCAGCGAGTAGTTCACGAAGCTCATCCCCATGTGCTCGATGTTGTTGAGCGTCATCTTTTCCATGCTGGCCACCAGGTGTGGCGGCACGCGGAACAAGCCACAGATCTGCGCCTCGGTTAGCTTCTTGGATTCGATGAACTGGGTGTCTTGGGCATTGAGACTGATCGGCTTCCAGTCCAACCCCATCTCCAGGATCATGGGCTTGTAAGCGTTTGCCACCCCCATGTGTTGTCCCTGGAAGTCCTCTTTCAGTCGACCGAATGCCTCGTCTGTAAGCTGTTGCTCGGTCCGCAGGACACCACTAGTTACGGCGCCGTTGGTGAACAGCTTGGCAGCGTGAGCGTCCATCGCCTGGCCTAGCCCCAGCGCCTGACGCGCATAGGCAATCGGATTCAGCCCGTTGAGCCCATCCAGAGTGAACAAACGAACATGCCAAATCTCATCCTGGGTTAGCGTTTGAACGCCCGATTTGAAATTGACCTTGTATTCAACTGTCCAATCATCCTTGAGCTTTGGCGTAACGATGTCCGGGTTGAGCGGCAGAAGCTCAACCACGTTGCCCAGCGCCTTCACCTTATAGGCGTAGAAATTACCGCGAAGACAAAGACACGCCACCAACATCTCCCAGAACTCCTGGGCGGTCATGTAGCTGTTCGGGGCCATGGTGATCAGGGGATAGAGCCGGTGCCCTATAGCAGGCAATCGGACGCGGCCCGTTTGCTTCAAAAGCCTACAAGGCAGCATCCCCATCGACTCAGCCAGCACCCGCACGCAGTTGAATACAACGAGTTGCTGCATAGCGCTGGTGGTTGTTACCCGTTGGCCGGCATTGCTTTCATAGCCAGCGCCCAGCGCTTGGGCAAGCTTCTCCGGCGTATCAATGACCTGTGTGTCGTTTTTCCTCCCAAGAAGTGAACGAAGCATCAGCGTCCACCTCGCACGATTGAGTACACAGACAAGGTGATCAGTAGCGCCCCACATACAGTCAATGCCAAAGGCTCACCCATCCACACCCACAACCCTCGAGTCAGCAAGGCCAGGCCAAGCACGCCGACGAGATCAGGCAAAGCCTCTTTCAGCGCCTCCAACTTTGGCGGCTTGATTTCTTCGGTCATAGGGTTCGAATTCCGTGCTTGGAGATATGGTCAGAAAGGGTGTCGTCTGGGTGCAGGTTCGCTAGAACGCGACCGATCGCCATGATCAACGCCACAGCCCCGTCAATTTTGTTGTCGTCGCCCTGCTTGATCGGGCGCACCACGTCATCGTTACCTGGAAGATTTTTCCCAATTACGTTGCCGATGCACCAGGTCATGATCGGGTTGCCGTCGTGATGGAACCGACCCGACTCAATAGCGGCTTCCAATTCTTTCATTGGGTCCGACATGTTGGTGTAGTTCTGGGTGGTGGTAATTGGGTTGAAACCCTCATCATCCAGATCGTGACTCAACCCAGTGGCACCAAATGGGTCGATTGGCGACTCCCGCAAAGGAGCCTGATGATTTGCCTCTTTCGTATCCTCCAAGATCTCTCGGTAATCGACCTCGGCCCCATCAGTTACTTCCAAGTGCCCGGAGTGAATCCATGCCTGAAACCGCTCAGACATCCGCTTGTTATCGGTATTGAATGCGGTGTCGTAGGGAACCCAGAACTTCGGGGCCACGCTGTAGTAGTGGACTTTCCCGTCAATCATTCGCCAGAACAGGCGAGCCCTTGAGTTCATGTCGAGCTTGCGCGCCAGGTCGAAACCCGCATTCCACTCTTGGCCCTCGAACTGCTCCAGGGTCAGCGTGGTGTCCTCGCAAGCCTTCCAGCTTTCCATGTTGTAGAAGCCGGACTTGGCACTCACCCAGAGATTTAGGAGCTTTGTCTTGAAGGTGTTGGTGAATCTGGCTGAGCGAATCGCTCTGGCCTGCTGGCTCTCCAGATACTCCTGGAACACCGACACCCCATGGTTCGGGTTGGCCTTGGCCAACATCTTCGGGTCAGTCCAGTCATCCCCCTCATCAAGCGTCCAGATCCAGCCGAACAACTCATCGTCGGGCACGGTGCCCTCGAGCATCTCGATTACCTGGCGGCGTTTGTCGTAGCAAGGACCCTCAATGTCGGCGCCGGCGGTGGTGATGATGAACATCAACGGCTGCCGCCTGGCCCCCATGCCGGTGAGCATGGTGTCGTATTGGGCTGACGTTGGGTGCTCGTGATATTCGTCGACGATGGCACAGCTTGGTGAGGCACCATCGCCTGGGTTGCCGATCAGCGGCTCGAAACGGCTGAAGTCCGATGGGATGTTCATGTTCGAGGCGTTCACCTCAATGCCGGCGGCCTGCACCAGCATTGGCGACTTGGTGACCATCAGCTTCGCCGGGCGGAACACTTCCCAGGCCTGCTTCTCTGTCGTGGCACCTGCATACACCTCGGCACCGTACTCACCATCGGCGACGAACATGCTTATGCCAACACCACCAGCAACGACTGACTTTCCGTTCTTGCGGGGAACCTCCCAATAGCTTTCGCGGAACCGTCGGTAGCCACCCTTCTTCCTGACCCAGCCGAACGTCACCGCAATACCGAACAGTTGCCAGGCCTCAAGAGTGATCAGTTGTCGCTTGAATGCCCATTCGCCTTTGGTGTGCGGCAACAGCTGCATCAGCTTGAGCTTCTTCTCAGCCTTGGCTGGATCGAACTTGAAGCGGAATGCGCGCTTGCGGCTGGCAGCCAAATCATCGAAGTGGCGCTGCACCGCCTGATGGATGTAACGGCACGCAGGAACCTTCCCGCGCAACAGAGACCTTCCCCACGCCATCGCCTTGTCGACGTTGGGGTGAGCGGACTTGGCCATTTAAGAACTCAGTAGTTGGGCGAATTCGTTGGTTTCTTTCTGCTTGTTACCGCCGATCAGGCGCGTACGACTGGCCGGATCGAGCCCAAGCATCGAGCCGAAGGTCACGATCTGACGCATCGTTTCGTTGGCAGCGGTCAGTGCTGGGTTCTTTATCGGGCCGCCCTGGGCCCCAGTCACCACGATTCCGTGCTGCTGGACTGACTCTTGGGCCATGCGCCAGTTGTCATACGCAACGCAGAACGCTTCGACGTTGTGCAGATCGGTGATCGCCACGACGTTTTCGCGCAGCAGTTCGGGTACAACCATGCGCCACATCTGGGCAGCGCGATTGCTCAACCACTCAGGAGGATCGACATCTGTGATTTTTGAAAACTCTGGCTCGGCCTTATTGAGCGCTCGCTTGCCAGGATTTCCGGCGAGCAATTTCTTGGCCGTCGGCTTGGGTTTGCGACCACGGCCGGCGACCGTGGCGGTGCCTCCCATCGCGCAACTCCTGGATTTTTAATTTCGCGGGTGTGAAAAAACGATTGAGGGCGCGGTCTAGAAGCGAAAAGGCCCAGACTTTTGACCCTCCCCCTCCCTATCGGCGCGAATAATTCTCATTTGATAGTTTTTCACTGGTTTTTGGTCGATTTTCTGTTTTCAGCGCCGGGAATTGCCGAAACCACCATCCTCGGAGGCCGTTTTGCTGGAGTGGCACGGGCCGCAGAGGCTTTGCCAGTTGCCCCGATCCCAGAAGAGGGTCATGTCACCTTTATGCGGGATGATGTGGTCAACATCCGTCGCCGCGACCACCTTGCCTGCCTGCTCGCAGCATCTGCACAGCGGATGCTTGGCCAACCAACCAGCCCGGGCCTGCTGCCACTTATAGTTGTAGTGGCGCTTGGTGCTGCTCTCTCGGGGCTTGGCCCAGGTCGAGCTCTTGAGCAGGTGAGCGTGATCATCACAGTACCGAGGGTTACGGGTCAGGGTGTTGCACCCCTGGGCATTGCACGGCTTCTGCGGTCTCAGCGGCACGGGGTGCCATCCATGTACGTCAGCGGGCGGGCATCAGGGTCCTGCTCGGCCTGATCCTCTGCCAGCGCCTGGATCAGTAGCGCTTGGTGCGCCTCCATCCGCTCCAGCAGCGCGGTCTGTTTCTTCATCTCGGCCAGCATCTCGGCCTGTAAGCAGTACGCTTGCTCGCTCATAGGCCAGCCTCTTCATCTTGTTGAACCATTCGCGCCGGGCGGCGCATCCACTGCAAGCCATCACTGACCTACCCGATTGAGCGCTTCATCCGCCTTGTCTACAGCCTGGGCAGCAGTGGTTGCAGCCTTGGTGGCCTTGTCGGCGGCGGTGCCAGTCTTGCGGGTCAGTTCTTCAAGACGCTTGTCCCGCTCTTCCATGGCCGTGTCGTAGGCCTTGCGGATGTCGGTGATCTGCATGCTCTGCTTATCGGCGAGTGCCCAGTAAGCAGCCTGATAGCCAAGAACAGCACCACCACCTACCAGCAGCAAGGCAATAGCCCAGACCTCAGTCCGCCTCCACCAACGCCGTGCGATGAACTCCAATGCGCATCTGTCCATTACGCGATACCTCCGAGCTTGGTGCGCAGGCGGGTGATCTCTTCACTCTGCGGGGTGACGCGCTCAGTGAGTTGCCCGACCTGACTGGTCAGCGCTTCGATCTTGCCTTCCATCCTGCCCACGGCTGCGGCCAGATCGTTCCGCTCTTTCGCGAATTGATCAGCACGGGACTCGGCTTCTTTGCGGGCAGCGCGTTCTTGGTTGAGCAGCTCATTGAGCCGACGCAGCGTACCGATATCGGCGTTATCCATGGCCCGATCGGTCGCGTCTTTAGATAGGAACTTGCGAAGCCAGAGCAGCCCGCCTAGCACGACAGTGGCACTACCGCCCAGCCAGGTAGCTGTGCCTGGGCCGAGGTCAGTAGGATCCATCCGATACTCCAGAAACGAAAAAGCCCCGCACTGTGGCGGGGCTCAGAATTTTTGGTCGTCTCTCATAACGCGCAAGATCGACATGATGGGGTTAATTTACGGCCAGGCGGCCAATGGGTCAAGCGGCATCTACAAAGATTTGTTCGCTGTCGAATATCTCGGTCGCATGGATCACGGCCTGCTCTTCGAGCTTCTCCAAACGTTTGTGGATTCCGCCTCGCCAGTTGCGACGGGTGCGCTCTGGTGATCCCGCCAGGTCCCAGGTGTTCATGTCGTAGAACTCGGCAGGCAGCACGATCATGTCGGTGGAGCGCTTACCAGCCTGGACACCCTTCAGCTTAGGGATGGCCCAGGCCGTCAGCGCCTTATAGATGAACAGTTGAGGTGCCGGTGACACCATGCGAGCCACTAGCCTGCCTATGGCACCGACCTTGTTCGCCTTGTGCGTCGAGTACTTGGCCACCAGCACATCCCACTGCGCGGGATCGAGTTGACGATGTAGCAGCGCGTAGAGACAGCAGTCGTAATCGAACTTGTCACGCACCGACAACGTACTGCCGGTCCCGCCCTGCCGAAGGTCGGCGTCAATCAGCTTCTGCCAGGACTGCTTGGTGCTGTTGTCGATGTTGTCCGCTGCCAGCACCCGCACCAGGGTGCCCATCACGTCCTTATACATAGCCATGGCTCAATCCCCCTTGTAAGACGAGCCGCCAGGCCCGCGGCGGTTCGGTGTCTGGTACTCATCAATGATGCAGCGTGTTGCGTTCTTGCCGGCCAACTGGTTCCGTCCACGGCGAGCAAGCATACCCAGTTGGATAACCAGGTCCTGCATGAGAAGAGGCTCAAGGGTTTCGGCGTGGACGAAACCAGAAGAGTGGCAGCCGATGCATTCGAGCTGATGAAACACACCCTGGACCAGGCCAGCACCACAGCAGGAGGGGCACTCGGTCACTGGGATCAGGCTACGCACAAAGGCGGGGCCATGCTGCTTTTTCATCATTTTTAAACCTCGCCTATGGTTGATTCTTGAATGGCCTTACAGCCCTTGATTTCCGTGGCTTCCAGCGAATTACCGGAATCTCCCGTTCTATCGCCGGTCAACCCGTGAATGAGGGAAAACCCACGCTGATCTAGATGCGCGTGCCACTTCTCCAGAGCATCACGCTTGCGTCCCATCACGTCGGACTGGATGTACACCTTCACGTTGTGGCCCATGGCATGGTTAATCAGCAGCTCACCGATAAGGTGGTCGATGCCGATATCTGCCCAACCGGTGCGGGCCACCTTGCGCAGGTCGTGGCTGGTCCACTCACCACGTCCCAGGCGCGTGAACACGGCACTGGCCTGGCCCTCGCTCAGTGGCTTGCCGTTGCGAGCCGGGAACACGTACTGCCCGTCGTAGCCATTGGCGTACTGCCAGTCGCGGTAACGCTTCAGGATTTCGCACATCTGCTCGGTCAGCGGCAGGTGATGCTCGACGCCAGTCTTGGTGTGGTCGCCAGGGATGAACCACTCGCACTCGGCCAGGCTGATGTGCGGCCACTGCGTCAACCGGCTTTCACCGATGCGGGTACCGTGACACAGCATCAACAGGGCCAGCATGGCGTCACGCGGAGCTGAGACGAACACGTCAGCCAATTGCTCGAGCACTTCAGGTAACTGGACGCCACGAAGCCGGGACGGCTTGATGCCGACCTTGGCCTTGGAGAAGTCGCTGAACTTGATGCCGGCCATGGGATTGGAGGCGATCAGGCCCAGCTTGAATGCCTGGCGAAAGGCCAGGGCCAGGAGCTGGAACACCAGGCGCACGTAGTCGATGGACAGCGTCTCCTGGAGTGGCCACATTAGCTGGCTGTCCAGCGCGGCCTTGTCGACGCCGGTCAACGGCAACTCACCCAGGCGCGGGATCAGGTGGCACTTGATCGCCGAGGCGCCGGTCTTCTTGCGCTTGCTCGACAGATTGCGGTCGCGGGCCATGCGCTCTGCGTACCAGGACAGCAGCTCACCGACGGTGGCCCACTTCGACAGGCTGGTGCCCTCGCCCGCCTCCAGACGCAGGCGAATCGCCGGGAGCGCTGCGACCACCTGCTTGGCGTTTAAGTCGGGGTAGGCGCCGATCAGATTCCATTTCCTCTTGGTTACCAAGTACCAGGAGGCGCGGTCACGGGCCTTTGTGAAGCGCAGGTATAGGCCACGGTTGTCCGTGTCGCGCAGAACGAGCGCGTCACTGTAGGCCTGGCGCTTTATTTCGGCGTCGGTGATTTTCACGGCAGCAGTTGTCATGCAGCGGCCCTCGTTTGTGGTTGAAGTAGGTAGGCCCGGATCGCCTCGATGGCGTCGATATGCCCGCGGCAGACGATGGCCAGGTAACCCTGATCCGTCAGCGCCTGCAGGTAAGCGTCCTGGGCCGGGGAGACGGCGGCGTCATATGGCGCCCGGGCCTTGAATTCGATGTAAAGGCCGAAGTACCCGCCGCGTGCCATAGGCAGCACCAGATCAGGTACGCCGGCCTTCACGCCCTGCTCTTTCAGCTTGATCGCCACCAGCTTGTGCCGGTGCCCACCGTTAGGGACGTGAAAAATGAGCTTGGCGGCGACCGGGTAACGCAGCGCGACTTCCTTGAGCAGCGCGGCCTGCTCCAGGCCCTCACGATCGATGGACTTGGCGCGCACTGGCTTCGCAATGAATGGCTTCAAAGTTTTACCTTCCCTTCACTGATCAGGATGTCTTGGGTGCGCATGACGCCTTCGGCGAGGAACAGGCGGACCTCGTATTTGGTCAACTCCCCGGGCGCACGCAGGCGTCCGTCGGCAATGTCGTGGCAGTAGCCACAGGCCCAGGCCGCTTGGAAGTCGTTGGGTTTCATGCCCATGCCGCAGGTACCGGCCAGGCGGTAGTGCGCCAGGACGGTGGTGGACGGCTCGCAAGAACAGCCAGGGAACCGAACCTGGCAGTCACGATCACGCGCGGCCTTCGTAAGCTTGCTCACTGCGCCTCCCGATACCGAATCTGGCCAGCAACTCTTGGCGGGCGGCCTTGCCATCCGTCTTGATACCCATCCGGGCAACCTGCGCACAGGCAACTCGCTCGGTGAGCTCCGAAGCCAGCTCGGCGGCCGACTTGTTGCCGTCATAACCAATGCCCACGGCGATTTCTTCAAGCGGGAGCCTCTGCACCAAGCGGCGAATGGTTATGTCGTAAGCCCGGTCAAACACCTTGCTGGCCTTCTCCGGGATCAATTCGCCGAGGTTATGCAGTTCGCACTGCAAAGCAGCGTGACGGACCGCCGGGTGAGACCAAGTGCGCGCACCAAAACGGCTTGGGTGGGAGTTTTCGAGCGCCTCGCGGAACGCCTTGTCGTGGGAAGGGATGCCAAGCATCTCGGGAGTCGGCTGGCACCATTTGATGAACTTGCCGACGCTTGGCGCAAAATCTCCGCCGATCTGCCGGCAGATCTGGAGGCCGTACCGGATCTGCTCAAGAGTCGTTATCCCCGCAACGATGAACGCCTTGATCCAGCTGCGCTTGGCGGCATTCAGCGATTCGGCATCAGGCCAAGCCTGTTTCCAGGCCGGGAATATTGCCTGCAATTCTTTGAACAGCGCGTTCACGACGTCGGCAGTACCAGGCGGCAACTGCTTCGGCTGAACCAGCGTTACCGGCGGTAGATTGCCCATCGTGCTGAGCAGCTGCTCGGTGCTGCGTGGCTTTTTAATCTCCATCACAGATCCCCCAGATCGTTCGCCCAGCTGGTGTCATCGAAGTCAGGCGCCTTGCCCTGCCCCGAAGCTTTCACGCGTTCGCGCTTGACCCACTGAACCAGCCGGTAGCACCAGCCGGCGGAGGTGTCGATGGTTGCTGGCTTGGCGACGAAGAACCCCATGAACGCCCGAATCGCCGCTTCAGGGACCGCATCGGCAGGAAGCCCGGCGATAGTGATTTGATCGGACAGCCCCTTCTCGTTCGGAACCCAGGTGGCGAACATGGCGAAGCGCTGGCGATCGTCCTGCGGTTCGATGGCGGCGTTGTTCTGTTCGGCGAGCGCGGCATCAATCTCGCGCTGCTGCAGCTGCTCTTCGGTTTCTTGATGGTTAAGTGGTGGATTGGGTGCAGCTGCTGCACCCCGTTCTGTTCCAGGCTGCACCCCGTTCTGTTGTGGGCTGCACCCCGTTGCGTCATCTGCACCCCGTTTTGTTCGGGGTGCAGGATTTGCACCCCGCGATATCTGAAGGTCGTAAACGACTGGGCGGCGGTCATGGCGATCGATATGCACAGCCGCGATAGCCTGATTGCCCTTCTGGATCAGCCCGGACTTCTCCAGATCGTCCAGCTTGTAACGTACGGTACGCTCGGATAGGCCTGTGTCTTGGGCCAGGGTGGAAGCAGATGGGAAGGCGCCGGTACCGTTGGAGCCGGCATAGTTGGCCAGGCACAGCAGCACATGCCGAGCGCTGGAGTCTTTGAGGGTTTGAACGGGCAAAGAGAGCGCCCATGACATTGCTTGAACGCTCACAGCGAAGCTCCGATATTCTTTTCAGCCAAATAGGCCAAGCCTTTGGGTGTCACGAGGGGTTGGAAGGCTGCACGATCCTCGCCGGTCTCGGGGTCGCTCTTCAGCGCCGTGACCTTGTGGACCAGATAGCCGGAGGTGATGCGCGGCTGGTAGGCGGTCCAACGTTTGGAACCACCACGGTGGAAGATCCACCGGTTCTTCTCCATCCACAGGAACAGCCGGGACGGCGGAACCTGAAGTTGTTTGGCGGCATCGCTAATGCAGATCGCGCCGCAGGCCGATGCCAGGCGCTTGATGGCAGCGACCTTCGGCGCCTGATCCAGAATAACCAGTCGAAGAGATTGGTTTTCCTTGGCTTGGTCGGCAGCCGCTTGAAGTGCCTCTGCGTAGGTCGCCGGAATTTGGAACTGATCCGCCCTCGCCTCCAGCTCCTGCCAGCGATCAATGATCCGCGCGCGCAGTTCGACGCTGTAGCCGGAGACCACCACCAGAGTGTCGCGCTGGGAAAGCAGGAACTCACGATAGACCTGGCCGTTCTGCGGGTGGATATAGGGGGTGTCGTTTGAAGAAACGACACCCTTTGCAACTAAGGCCCGGACGGTTTTCAGCACGTTGTCGTGCGTGCTGCCGGTCAGCTCGGCGATTTCGCGTGAAGACATAGTGTGTCTCGACACGTTTTGCTCATGGCGAAAAAGTGTCGCGACATGAGGGGTATTGCCTGGAGCGGTATTGGTGTTCATAATGGCCCCACAAGTTTTACTGCTGTTGAAAGGACCGCCCTGCCAGGCGGTTTTTTTATGCCTGCGATTCAGGCGGCCTTCAGCGATTCGCGAAGGATGTGCAGCGCTTCGATTGCTTCTTGAATTGCTTTCTCGCCCTGCGCCTTTTCGTGCTGGCTGATGTGGTTGTCAGCAGTCGCATCGAAGATCAATCGGCCGACATCACCGCATTCGGCTGAGAGGTGGCCAAGAGCAACCATCAATGGCTTGGCTGCAGGCTTCTCACGGGCGACCAGCTCGAAGCCAAACCTGTCAGCCAGGGCCATCAGCGGGCGCATGTCGCCGGTGTGCAGAAGAACGCCGAATAGATGCTCAATCGTCAGGTGATGATTCGAGTTATCGGGGTTCGAGCGCTGCAGCAGGCTCACGTGTGCCAGGCACATCTTCCCGGCCAGCTCCTCTGCCCCACTTTCCTTGATGGTGGTGTGGCAAGCCCTCAAGAAATCTTCCATTCGTAAAACCTCAAAATTGTTTCCGTGGCAGCGGCCGCCAGGTCCGGCGATCATTCGCTCAACAGATCAATGACACGGACGCGTTATGCAGCGGTTTTCTTTTTGTCGGCCTTCAATTGGCCGTCGGTTACAAGTTCAAGCTGGTACTGACGTAGCTCAGGGATCTCTTCGCCCCACTGCCGGACTGCCTCGTATGTGATGCCGAGCGCTTTGGCGAGGGGGGCGATCCCTTTGAAATGGTTAATTGCGTCGGCACGGTTCATGGCTGACTCCTTTGGGTATACGGCAATTCAAGCATGCTTGTGTTTACTAAGCAAGCATGCTTGCCAAGCTAACTTGTAGATTGCTTGCATGAAAATTACTGATCGAATTGCGAAACTTGTCTTGGCTCGAAAGCCTGAGATCGGTCCGCGAGGATTCAAAAGGGATATAGCGACCACCTGCGGGGTCAGCTACGAAGCTGTTCGCCAGTGGTTTGCCGGTGATACCGGCAACATAAAGAACGAAAACCTGGTAGCGATCGCTGAAGGCTATGACACGACGGTAGATTGGCTGCTCTCAGGCAAAGGTGATCCACCAAGCCGGAAGGCCTCGGATGCTCCAAAGGCTGGAAATTATTCTTCGGCGGATCTGGTCAAACAGATGCTTGCGAAGCACGGCCGGGGCTTATCGGAAGAGGCGAGAGCGCGAATTGCCGAAGTGGTAGAAGAGGTGGCGCTTGAGTCGAAGTCGACCAATGTGGTGAAAGTAGACTTCAGCAGGGCTGGCCAAGTCGGTGATGAGGTATGGATTGCCCACTACGACGTGCGCGCAGCGATGGGCGGCGGACAGATCCCGCACGAATTCCCAGAGATGCTTCAGGACATACGGGTAAGCCCCAAACACTTGAGGGAGATGGGAGTTTCGTTCAAAGAACACTTCCACCTCAAGATGATCACCGGGTGGGGTCAGTCAATGGCCCCGACGATCAAGGACCGCGACCCACTGCTGGTCGACATCACGATCCGGGAGTTCACCGGGGATGGCATATACCTTTTCTCGCACGACGAGATGCTGTACGTGAAGCGTTTGCAGAAGAAAGGCAAAGATCGCTTCAAGATGATCTCGGACAACAAACACCACGATCCCGAGGATATACGGGTAGATGACACCCACATCTTGGCGCGCGTGCTGTATGTGTGGAACGGCCTGCCGGTGTAAGACTATCCTCATCAAAGCCCGGCCAGTGCCGGGCTTTTTATTGCCCGCTAGAAAGGCGCCGCCTCTTCCTCCTGCTCAAACTCAACCTCGCCTTTCCCTGCCATCTCAAGCTCCTGCTGCTCCCACCTCACCATCACGCTGCCGTCGTCATTGAGCGTCAACTCAAGCTCGTCAGTTTCCGCAATTACCCCCAGCACCTCTTCCCACTCCCGATCTCCGTCTGTGTCTAGGCGATGAATCGTCACCCACCGCTGCGCCTGCGCCACGGGGTGGTTGATCATCGACGAGACCCGCAGGCCGAGCCGCTCAATCCCTGAGATTTCTACCCGTCGCGAGTCCGCTGGGCCTCCCTTCTGCTTAGCCATAACCACCTCCCTAAAATGCTGTACATGCATACAGTAAGCAAAATAAACACAAGCGTGCTTGCATTCAATACACAAGCATGCTTTTATAAATGCAAGCCGACTTGTGCTTCTGAGCAAGTACAAGACGCGCACCGCTCTTTAACAGTCAGCGCAACAAACAACAGACCGCATTGCCTCTACCGGCGACCGGCGAGCAGACAGGCCCGAAAGCCTGCCAACGACAGGGAAAACCTTGTACGGCTGTTCGATGGTGAAACGCCAGAACCGAGTGAAAGACCCGGCAAGCGATGCGCCCCGCCCCTTCCGGCGGCAATTGGACGGACAGCATCACTGAAGCACCTTCTCGCGAGGGTGCTTTGGGATGACAGAGAGGATAGGAATATGAAAAACGGCTCTGAAGAACTACCGAAAGTAAAAGCGCCTTCCCCTCAAGCGCGCATAGAGGCGGCGCTCATGACGCTGGCTTGCCAGGGGGATCCAGGGCTACGTACAAAACTTAGCCTGATGTACCCCAGCCAAGACATCGAAAAACAAAGCTGCTTGAAATTTGCAACGATCGTTCTCAGCCGGACGATAGCTGCTTCATTACAAGCTTTGCCTCCTCAGCGGATTGAGATGATTTCGAAAGAGTTAGCTGAATATCTCGCTTCAGAATTCGAATGTCCGTGACTGCGTGCCAGAAGCCGTTAGCTACGAAGATCGCATCACCAACCTTGATCGGCTCGTCACTCTCGTAGGTCTTCGGGCAGGAATCATCAAAGTCGAATCCGTACTTCAGTTTGAATTTGCGCATAGCAAGTTCGCCCTCCTTTGCAGGCTGCGTTGTGTGAGAGCGCTCAGCCTATCGCAAAGCCCGTCACCTGGGCAGTGGTGACTTGGCCGGCGGCCTTAACCCACCCAGCACGGAGGATTGGCAGCTATGTGAACCACAACGAACCCTAGACGCTACAGCGTCGACCGCGTGACGTAGGGAGGTCTACGAAGCGCACTGAAGGCCCGGTTTCGACTGGGCTTTTTTACGACTGGCCTTTACCCGTCAGCACCGTCCCCTGGGCCCACCGGCACATACCAGGCGGTCAGGGTGCTGACGAATAAATGCAACCACAACCAAGGAGTCGGCATGAACCCAGCCATCCAACAAAGCCAAGCTGTTCTGCAGGCCCTGCGGGAACGTGTTTCGCTTTCCACTTCGGAGATGTACATGAAGATCGGTCGTGACCAGCCAGTGAAGGTGCCGCGCTTCAACGTGGTCCCGCTTGGCAAGAACCTGTTCGATGTGGTGGAGCGCTCCACAGGCGTTTCCCGCGGCGCACGCACCGGCCACGACGGAGCATGTCAGTACGCCGAGCAGCTCGAGCGCAACGCTGACTTCTTCAACGCGGCCAAGGCCACGTCGAAGCGATTCGGTTGGCGGATGGCGCGCTGGACGGCGGGCTTCTCGGCGCTGCTTGTGCTGTTCGCCTACTACGGTGCGCAGCCATGATCGGCGAGCCAATGCCGGATCCACGGCGCTCGATCATCGACAACCTGAACCAGCAGCTGGAAGCGTTCTTCGGCTCTGGCAAGAAAGCCCAGATCATCCCAAGCGGCGTTGGTGTTGACGGCCCCTACAACGGCACCACGGCTCACCACGAACGCCTGCGCAAAGAACGCGACAAGCTTGCACCGGCCGTACGCGCCGAAGCAGCCAAGGGCGTTGTGGCCAGCGTTGCAGCAAAGAACCTGGGTATGCACATCAAGCGCGTGACGCTGATCGCCCAGGAGAACGGCTTCAAGTTCGCCGACACCCCATGAGACGCATCAGCAAGATAGCCGCCGCGCGGCGCAGACCGACCTGGCTGGCGTTGCCGGCAAGTGGAATAGAGGAATCAGGCCATGGCCGAGGAAGAGCAGCAGCCGACGGCGGAAGCCTTGAAGCAGCGCCGCAAACGCGAGAAAGCAGCGGCGAAGGACGCGGCATTGGGCGTAGAGAAGTTTACGGTTGAAGTGGCCGGTATTTTCAAGGGCGATCTTCGCAAGGTGATGAAGGCCCACGGCATCAACAACCAACAGGACATTCACCAGCGGCTGATCATTAATCTGATCGCCGCAGACTTCGAAACTCAAGCGCAGATGCTCAAGTGTGTCACGACACCTTTTGTAGTGACTGAAAAGGTGTCGCAGATTATCCGAGCGGCAGGCCTGAAGTCGCTTGCCGAAGCCCCGCCAGAGCCTGAAGACGAAATTGAAGGTCCGTTGGAAAATTAGTCGTTCTGAACGCCTCGGCGCTCACGATCCAAACGAATTGCCATATCTGAAATTGAGTTGGTTTCCTTGGACAGCTCTTTGAGGGTCTTCTCATTAAGCCTTCCTTTTTCGATCAACTCAGCCAGTCGCTCGTGGTACTTGGCATATACGGAAATTGGCGCTACTGACGCGCGCTTACCTTGCCGAACTGCTTCCTGCATCTGTTCCCGGCGATCGGCAGCTGCGAATTCAAGAATGAACTTCACTTTTTCCCTTTTCGCCAAATACCGAGCCTGAATCCAAACCGTAATCAGAGTGGTGGTAGAGCCAAGAGCCGCACCGATTAGTCCTGCTACAGCTGCGTCCATATACCTACCTCTGCGGCCCCATGCCGGTCACACGTAATACCCCAAACCAAATTGCCACCACCGGTCACCGGAGGGCGGCGCCTGACTGGAGATAATCCAATGCAAATTCAACGCGAAGGTCGCGTGTCGTTCGGCGAGGCGCGCCTGGCTGTGTGGGAGGAAGGTATTCCTCGCGAGTGGGACGCCAAGGTGATCTGGGAGCGCAAGTTCAAGCGCGAAGTGTTCAAGCGGATCATTCAAACGCTCAATCGTATCGGATGGACCGTCGGCGTGCAGACCCACATCTTCACTGGCAACAATTCACGCCATTGCGTGAAAGGCGATCTGCAAGCCGACCTCAAGATCTGCGGGCGCAGCATTGAACTGGAGTTCTTCCAGGCCGTGAACACGCCGGATCGCGCTGATCATAGCGGGCGGTACCAAAGCGACAAAGAAAAGCACATGCCGTACCTGGCTCGCCTGGAAATGCAGCGTACCCGCACGCGCATTCGTGACTATCTGTGCAACGTCTTCACGGGCTACACGTTCAAAGCGTCAGATCGGAAGTGCGGTTTAGGCGGCATGACCAACATCGAGTGGATCAATGCCGACTATGTAAGCAAGCGCCGCTTCGGTCCGCCAGACATTCCCGCTGCCGATTACAACTCGGTATCAGGCGACAAGAAAACCATTCAGCATGGCTCGAAGGTTTGGACTACTGACCGCAAAGGCCGCTGGTACCAGGGCACCGCGTTCGTGAACATCAACAACATGTGGTGGGTGGCTTACGGCAAATACGGATACACCAACAAGGCGTGCTTTGAGCTCTTTGTTGACCGGCCGGCGGACATCAGGACCAAGAAAAACGAGCGGGCCCGCCGCCAGCGCTTGGAAGACATGATCGCCAGAGCAGTGGCCGGGATGAACTATCAGCGGGCCGAGGTTCTGCGCAAGGTTCTTTTTCCTGATCCTGAGCCGCTGTTCATGATTCTTAACGTGAAAGACGGGGTGTATTTCCGGCCCAACTACAGCGGATACACCAATGACACGGTCAGGGCTGGCAAGTACACCCGTGCGGAGCTGAAACCTTATCTGGGTGACGCTGACGAAAAAGACGACCTGAAGGCCGTGCCGATTTCTCAAGCTGCCTGATCCGGCTCCATGCCGGTCACCCGTAATACCCCATATCAACGAACTGTGCCAGCAGGCTCGGGGGCTGATATGCCTGCCAGGTCGCGCCACCGAGCCAGGTCAGCGATCAGCTTGAGCCCCAGGCGCACCTCAACCTCAAGCCTTTCCTCGGGAAGGCTCAGCAGCCGGACAACCTCATAGCCTATCAGGCGTATCGCTTCCACATCGGTTTTTGCGCTCATAGCTGCCACCGCTTGGCTGTGTCGAGTGGAAATCAATAGCCCAAATTAACGAATCACCCCAGCCGGCGGGAGTTGATTTCACCCTATACCCAGTTTATGTAAGCGCCCGACAGGCCCTTTTCTATCATTGATTGCTGCGACCAAATCCTTCAGCTCTTTCCTTTTGTCACCGTAAATTTCTTCCAGAAGGAACTCCATGATTTCTAGCGCGTGCAGGGCGTCGTCAAACTCAATTTCGCTTCCGGGATGGCTGCCATGATTACCTAACCATCGAATCGCATTAAACAGTTCTTTGGTAGATTTCTGTTCATCTTCCAGCAAGTTAATACGGTGCCCGAAAGTGAAAGACTTATCACCTTCCTTATCCGGCACACCTAACTTAGTTAAAATAATTTCGGCGGCTATACGAACGCTATTGCAGCAGGATGCTGGGCTGGTGAAATATAGAGACGATGCAACGGAGAGCGGCGCTATAACCTCTTGGGGCGTGTTTACAGCGTAATCAATAAGTTGAAGAGGCGGATGAAAAAAAGTAGGACTATAGAATGATACCCATTCACTTATCCAGCCACCATGCTCATCTATATCGTGATCAATTTCTACTACTCCGTTTCCGACCATAAACACTAACTCATTACAGGTCGTACACTTCAATGAGCAGTTGAAGACTAGGGTCACATAATCCGGGTCCCACCACTCCTCACCATGTTGAACCCTGGAAGCCTCGGTCTCTTGAGAATTGAAATCTCCGGACAATTTCAATGCCCCGTTATAGCAATGCGGACATTTGTAAGGAAAGATAGCCCCCTTTGTAAATCCCCCTTTCAAAATGCTTTTGTTCATTCCTATCCCCCTGGTCCATGAGGCATTGATCATAAGCTCTGGGATGACTGCATGCCCACAAAAAAGCAATTAAGCCAAGCCGAGCACCCAGCTGCCCGGGCATTGCCCTGCAAGGACTCACCATGTCTACAGAAACCCTATAGGCCTGCCTCAGCAATCAACCGGGCACCGACCTCACGCCCGGCAACCTGCGCCAGACCACGGTCAACATAGGTTCGGTCACCCGCAACAACCGGCACAACCACCTCACCACCACGCCTTACCTCGACGTTGATACGCCAGGTCTCCCGGCCCTCATCGTCCTTGTCGCACTCCATGTAGTTCCAAACCTGAAAGCCTTCGATGTCATCGTAAATATCGTGCTTTGTCATGGTCCTGCCCATTTAGAGGAAGGGGCCATCGTAGCACCACACCCCGGGCATGGCCCGGCAAGGACTCCCCATGCCTACAGAAAACCAAATCACTGAGCCCGTGCCGAGCCTGGCAACCGGCCACGGCCTCGACGCTGCTACCTGGGCCGACTTCGTGACCCGTCTTCACCATGACTGCGTTGGCCCTGGTGTGCACGATCACTGCACCTCTGCGGCGGTATTCATCGTGCAGGCTAGGCGCATCGTCTACGGGATAGACACCGACTACAGCGACAACCGCGTGTTACTCGATCACTGCAATGACGGCGAATGGTTTTCGCCAAAGGAGTACTGGGTAGACCAAGACGAAGAGGATCGCGCGGAGCTAAACAAGGCGATGCAGGCCTGGTCAGGGTGCCAGTTCATGAAGGCGGATGAGACCGATCAGTGGCATGTCCTTGGTGAGATCGAGGGTTACGTCGTCACCGGATGGCATGAAAGCTGGGAGTACATCAACGCGCACTTCACCAAGGACGCTGCCGAGGCATTCATCCGGCGCAAGAAGCACGACTACGGCAAAGGTATGCGCGTCTACGTCGAGTCAAATTACTGGGCCTGGGAGTTCAACGCCATCAAGGAAGCGATCCTCGACGGAACGCTTACCTACACGCCGAAGGAGTCCGCATGAAGCGCATCTACCTCAGCGGCCCCATGAGCGGCTTGCCCGGGCTGAACTTCCCCACCTTCCACAGCATGACCGCCAGCCTCCGCGCCATCGGCCACACTGTCACCAACCCCGCCGAGATAAACCCAGAAGACGGCACCTGGACCGACTGTATGCGCCGCGACATTGCCGCCCTGATGGACTGCGACACCGTGGCCACCCTGCCCGGCTGGGAGCATTCAAAGGGCGCAAAACTGGAAGTGCTGATCGCCGAGAAGCTCGGCATGACCGTTGTGGATGCCCATGATCTGGTAACGAGGGAGGCTGTATGAGCAGTGAGTTCAAGCGCGAAGAGCGCTACGTCGTAATCAAGATCAAGGACCTGGAGTTCAACAGCCCTTCTGGAGACAAAAACAAACGCAGCAAGGAATTGGGCGAGTGGATTTCACGCAACAGCCTACGGACCCGCGAATGCGTTGTCGTCGAATCTGACTGGCCGGAGTACCACCTTGTCTGGGCCATGATTGAACACCGCATGGCCGGCAAGCCTGTTCCGAACTTCAACGACTGGCGGCGCGCTGATGAACTGCAACAGCGCCTGACCGCTGCCGATCAGGAGGTAGATGATCTGCGGGCTGAACTCAAGGCTGTACGCCTGGGCCCCTGCAAGATGATCGCCGGGGACGAACTGCCATGACCCACAAAAGCTACAGGCTCGACCCGAACGTGAGAACAATCACCGACCTGGTGACCGATGAGCAGGTGCAGAGCTCGTTCCAGGGCACCAACTTCGGACACGATGACTTTCGCGGGCTATTGGCCCAGGGCTGCATCAAGGCGCTGGCCGGCTGGCACCAGGGCCACACGCTGACGAGCATCCTCGAAGAGCTGCGGCTGATCACCTGGAACCGGCAGGTTGGCAAGATCAAAGTCACAGCCAAAGGCCGCCACTATATTTGGCTCGCTTTCAAGGGCAGCCCGGGCGTCTGATCCCGGAAGGAGTACATCCGTACTCCATCCGCAAAACCTGTAACCCCCCCCCTTCAAAGTCAGCCGCTATAGCGGCAAGGACGAAGTCATGCCTAATGAAATCAACAAAGCCTGGCCGGACCACTTCCGCTATATCGACACCATTGGCCCGGAAGGCCTGGAGGTGCACTGCATCACCTATCAGGTGATCGGCGAGACGGCGCAGTGTTTCTACATCGGCGATACCCATACCTGCGACCTGGTCAAAGGCCCGCAATACAGCTGGACCGCTGAGGCGGTTAAGAAGCGCAGAAAGCGCGTGCTGAAAGACGGTGGCAACTGGGGCCGTCGATTCGCCTACACCGACAAGGCGTTGGCACTGCGCTCTTACAAGGCGCGCAAGGCCTGGCAGCTGCGACACGCTCGTCTGTCAATGGAGCGGGCCCAGGCGGCAATCGGGTATTTCGGCGATAGCCAGGCAGAAAGCGTGATACCGGAAGCGGCAGTGACAATCCCGAACGAATACATCCAGGGCTTAAATTGGGAGGACTACTGATGATCGCCACCCTCTGGTTCGCCTACGTCTTCATCTACCGAGGGCCCAAGCCATGATGCAGACAGCGCAGGAAAAGTTCGAAGCTTGGCATTTGGCCCGGTTTCCAGGAGCAAGTCTGTCGAAACGGACAAATGGTGAGTACATCAATCTGTACGTCGGCATGTGCTGGATTGGCTGGAGCGCATCCCGCGAGACGCTGGTGGTGGAGCTTCCAGCCGTCGAGGCCTGGGACAATGACGGGCGCCTTGGCCGTGAAAAGGACGAAGCCGCCGACCGCGCCACAGGTCTAGTGCCGGTGATTGATGTGCGCAATGCACTTACTGAACTCGGCATCGCCATCAAAGCAACAGCCTAACCCCATTCCCCCTACATGCCTGCCGGTGAGCGGCGGGCGAGGATATCTGCATGCTTGATAAACCAGTCCCCTTCAATGCATGGGCCCTAACTCCTGGCTTTGCGCCAAAAGAGATTGAGATTGTCGTGGCCGGCTATTACGCAGGCTACTACACCACCGCCGCGAGAAAGCATTACTTCCACACTGACCTCTATACCTCCAAGCGCGAGGCCATTGAGGCTGGATGGCGAAAGCTTGATGAACAGATGAACGCTCTGCGCAAGCGCGAAGCCGCGATCATCAAGAAGAAAGCCACCCTCACTAAACACTCGCAAGACCTGTAACCACCTTCTGCCGCCCAGCGCGGCAAGGACACCCCATGTTCGCAATGAAACTTACCCTGATACTGCTGGGCGCTTTTCTGTACCTGGTAGGAACACTCGGCTGGTTCTTCTGGGCCGGGCCCGAACTTCTGGCCACCGGCACCACCGAGGCACTGCTCTACGCCTTTGCCGGCACATGCGCCTGGCTGCTGATCAGCTTTGGCCTGGCAATCCACATCATCAAGACAGCGCGGCCCACGGTGGGCGGGAGGTAGCTATGGCAAAGGTCCTGGCGCAAATTACGGTCAAGCTTCCGCGCCTCATGGAGGCCGGCGAATACAGGAAGTTGCGGTACGTCGGCGGAAAGCCGAGCCTGCAGCAGTTGAAGAAATGGATTGAGGAAGGCGAAGTGATTGGAGAGGTAAAAGGCGGGATGTATTTCGTCGATGTGCAGGCGGCAGTCATGGGGTCGAGTGATCCTCTGCTGGCCAAGATGCTGGAGATTGGGTGATGGCTGCCCGTCCCCGCACGCTGCAAAACAGGAAGCTGCCGCCAAACCTTTACCCGAACGGGAAGTACTGGCGATATCGCAACCCGGTCACTGGCGTGATGACCAGCATCAACCGCCCACTGGAGGAAGCAATCAAGCTGGCCAGGGCGGCCAACCTCAAGTTCGCCGAGTTGGTAGTCGATGACGGCTCGCTGCTGTCCGTGCTGACCGGAGACCGGCTTCCCATGGTGAGCAACCTGCTGACGCGCTTCGAAGAGGAATGGCTACCTGACCGGTCATACGCCGCCCGCACCCTGGAGGAAATCAAGTTCAAGCTTGAGCGGTACCGGCAGGACATGGGCGACCGACTGATAGGTCAACTGGACGTGCTGGCGATGGCCGAGTATCTCGACAACTTCAGCAACAACGCCTACACGAAGCACCGCGGGCTATGGGTGCAGATCTTCGCCTTTGCGGTGGCCAAGGGCCTGGCCGAGCGCAACAACGCAGAGCTGACCCTGGTCAAGAAGGAGGCCGAGAAGAAGCGCCAGCGCCACACGCTCGACGGATTGAGGCTGATCATCGATGCCACGACAACGCCGCCATGGCTGAAGCGCGCAATCCGCTTGGCGTTGGCCAGCCTTCAGCGCCGGGACGACATCGTCACCTGGCTAAAGTCAGCGGCCGACATGGAAAAGAACACGCTGACCGTCTCCCCCGGAAAGACCCAGGGTTATGAGAACCCTGTGCACCTCAAAATCACCATGGGCGCTGCGCTGCGGGAGGTGGTTGGGGAGTGCCTGCGCTCGCCGCTCGCCTCGCCCTACCTGATCCACTACAAGCCCAAAGCCAGGCGGCGGGAACAGATAGACGCCAAGGACCACTGGACATCCGTAACGCCGGACTACCTGACCAAAGAGTTCAGCAAGGCCAGAGACGCCGCGCACGCCTACGACCATGTGCCGGCTGGTGAGCGCCCCACTTTTCACGAGATCCGCGCATTGGGCGCGTGGCTGTACGAGCAGCAGAAATTCCCACAGGAGTACATCCAGGCGCTCATGGGCCATGCGGACGAGAAGATGACGAAGCATTATCAGGAGGGGCACGACGAAAAGAAGATCGAGTATGTCGAGGTGGGCGCCGAGTTGGCGTTTTGA